TCATAAGCATGGGCCAGATCTGCTTTTGTTTGGTCGGTTAACATTTGCTCCTGGTTTAATTCGTGAAGAAGTACATATATTAATATAATCTATAAGTATAATATTTGGAACAAAAGATCTTTTAAGATTCAATTCATTCAATAATGCCCTAAAATGATTTGCATTTGCTGAAGCAGTAGGATATTCTTTGACTATTAATTTCCCCTTAATAGTTTGCTTTAATTTATTTATTTTCTTATCATACAAATCTTTTGGTATTTTTTGTAAATCATCAATAGAAATATTAAGAAGATTTGCATCAACTCTTTCAGCAATCTTTTCTTCTGCCATCTCCAAAGTAATATACAAAACATTATAATTTTGGGATAGACAAGAAGCCGCCACATGACACATGAAAAGAGATTTACCTACACCAGTGCCAGCAAGTGCGATATTTAAGGTTTTATTTGATAATCCTCCTTTGGTAATTCTATTGAAGAATTCGAGGTCCCACGGGATTTTCTCCTCGATTCTATGATAGAACTCATACCGCTCTTCAGCATCCAAAAGGTAATCATGCCCAACATGAGGGTCAAAACTGACAGAAAGAGCATCAGAAAGAATATCAGGAATTGAACCTTTATCACGCTTATCCCCACCCTTTTCATCCAAAATAGAAATTGACTCAACGACTGCATTATAGATTGCCTTATCCTGGCAAAATTTCTCAGTACTATCCAATAACCATGAGATATTTGCTTCATCATTTTCATTTGTGATACTTTCTAGCAATTTTAAGGAATTTTGAAATTCTTCATCTTTAATAGAAGATTTATCTAATTCAATCGCTAATGCTTCTTGAGTAGGAAGAGTATTGTACTGGTTTATATATTCATTAATTTTCTCATAAAGAATTTTATCTTCTCTTTCTTGAAAATAATTAACACTCAAAAAGGGTAATACTTTTCGCGTGTATTCTTCATTATATATCAGATTTTTTAGTATTGTTGTCTCTAGTCTCATTCTCGTTTATTTGCTCTTGCAGGATTTCCAAAATAATTTCACCAAGTAATTTTTCAAATTTTTCTCCTTCCAAATCTGAAATTTCTCTTTCACCTATATCTGCGGGTGCTAATACTATATCATAACTATAATTACAATCGAGAGATCCATCAGAATTTTCTTTATCGATCATTTTAAAATTGTTGTACTTGATCACAACATGATTAAATGGTCCTTGCGTAATCTGAACACAAAGTCCTTGATCATTTGGATCGACTGGATTAGAAACTGGAATATACCAATCATCCCTTAATCCGACTTTATTTTTCGTTCGTGGTCCCAGATCCGGCATCTTCACTCATTCCATATTGAAATTCTTTTTGGGCGGCTATCTCCAATTTTTCCATTATATCATCTGTAAAATATTTTTCTGGATCTTCCATAATTTGTTTACCAAAAATTTTAGCACCATCTGGCATCTCATATCTTGTAGAAACTTTCTTAATTATATCATATTTTTCAGCTAAGTCAAGTAGTCCATAATGTCGATTCAATCCTTGATCATAAGTAAGAAGAACATCAATTTTCTTATTTTCTTTTGCTAATCTTGATTTGAAGTTTTTACAATGAATAACATTTCCAATAATGTCAGTTCCTACCTTTTCTTTCCTTTTAGAGAGAAATACAATAGATGATGCAGCATATTGAAGACCACTACCGCCACCCATAATGTCTTGAGGAAACATAGCCCCAACTTGTTTGTATGTGTGATTAGTAACCAGTAGAGGTATTCCAGCTTTGGCAAGTTTGAGAGTCAATACTCTAAATGTACCCTTTACAATTCGGGCCTTAGTCATATCCACCTTGTTCGCACCTTCGGTAATATCTTCAACTTCTTTTGCTGTAGATAACATACCAAGACTATCAAGACAAAGTAAAAGTGGTGCTTCACTATTCTCTATATGTTTGTCTACCACTCTTGATGCCTGTTGAGCGAAGTCTTGTATCGTGGCAACTGGTAATTGAATAAATCTTGTTGTATCAATATCTCTTTCTTCAATCATTTCAGGAGTAAGAGCAGATACAGACTCAAAATACAAAACACCACCACTAGGATTATCAGTAAGAAACTGTTTGACGATACCAAGTAGAAAAAACGTTTTTCCAGTTGCTGTCTCACCCGCGAAAGCAGTGATTTTGTTGGATGGTAAACCTTTGTGAATACTTCCTGAAATGAGTGCATTAAGTATATAACTTCCTGTATCAATATATTCATTTACACTCCCTAACATCCCCTCTGAAACTTTGGATGCATATTGGTTTCCTGTTACACCTATTAATTCATCAAAATAATCACTCATTTTTCACCTTGTAATTTTTTAAGTTTTTCTAACTGTTCCTTAGATATAAAATCAATATTAAAACCTATACTTCTACGTTCTCCTTCACCTTTAAATGGATATACTTGGTGATTGAGTGTACTAGGATAAAGATAAAACCATCCAACTTCTGGCTGAATATTATACAATGAAGTAGTCATAAATGGATCAGCATCACCCATTCCAGTAAAAGCTATCTGACCATCTTTTCCCATTTTTATTGATGCTTCATCTGGTTTACGTTTCATCTGTTTTGGAATTTTTAGATATAATACAGCAGAAATTTTGGAATGTTGATAACCATTCTCTAGTTGACTATGAGCATGAACTGGAAGATAATCATCTTCTTTTTGCCTAACTACCCATGCATAACCAATTCTTGAATTCCATTGTGTATGTGGCCCATCTGAAATAGCAGTATCCATGTGATGTTTAATATTTCCATTAGAAAGTACAGTATTCATGTAATTAGTTATCATTTCCAGAGTATAATTAAAGACATCATACTTTTGAAATTTTTCAAGTGTAACTGTCCATGAAGTGGGAACTATTTCTTCAGTTCCTTGACGGACAAGGGATGGCGATGTCTTGAAGGGGTTTTCAGTTCCTTGACTATCAGATTCATTCAATACTTCATCCGTCATAGTAATGAACTTTTGAAGTTTATCATCTGGTATTTTTGTACTACACAATAATTGAGCCCATGGAGCATCTACATACCAATTTTCACGAATTTTCATTTTGTCCTTTCTTAAACTTTTCGATTAATTCTAATTGTTCTTTTGAAATCACATCAATATTGAAAGATATGCCTCTTCTTTCACCTTCACCTTTAAATGGATAAACTTGGTGATTCAAACTACTAGGAAACAGATATAACCAACCAACTTGTGGTGGAAGATTAAATTGAACTGTAGTTGAAAATGGATCAGCACCACCCATACCAGTAAAAACTATTTGACCATCTTTTCCACCTTTAATTGCTGTATCAGTACTGGGCTTCTCAAGTTGTTCTGGAACTTTCAGATAAAGAACACCAGAAATTTTACAAGATTCTTTTTGATTGTGATGAGTATGAACTGGAATATAATCATTTTCTTTTTGACTCACAACCCATGCATCAGTAACTCTTGTATGCCATTGAGTGTGTGGCCCACCCTCAATTATAGTATCTAAATTGCTTTGAATATTACCATTCTTTAAAATAGTATCCATATACCAACCTACCATTTTCATAATATAATCTCTTACACCATATTTTACAAATTTATCATCTGAAATTGTCCATGACAGGGGTATTACTCCATTACCATAATTATCTTTGGGGGGCTTAGTAACTCCAGATTCATCCAATACTTCATTACTTACTGCATAAAATTTTACTAGTTTATCTTCTGGTATTTCTGTACAACAAACTAACTGTGCCCAAGGGGCGTGTACATACCAATTTTCATCTAGTTTCATAATTATATTCCCTTTTTTTCGTTTTCTTCTTTAATCTTTTCTTGTTCAATAATTACATCCATTTGTTTTTTAGAAATGACATCCGCGTTAAAAGATAAACTTCTACGTTCTCCTTCACCTTTAAATGGATAAACAGAATGTCCTAATGACGCAGGAAAAAGATGTAACCAACCAACATTTGATGCTTTACAATTCATTACTGGAGAAGTACACCACTCATCTGCATCACCCATTCCAGTAAATATTAAATTCCCATCAAGTCCACCTGTATGTTCTTTTACTGGTGGTTTAATTTTTTCTGGAAATTTTAAATGCATCACTGCAGAGATTTTACAATTAGCATGATTGTGTATTGGATTATACTCATTTTCAAATTGATGAACAGTCCAAGCACTTACAATCTTACATGCATAATCAAATCCATGTGGCCCATGTTCAAATTTTTTATCACAAAATTGCCACATATTACCATTTGAAAGAATTGTTTGCCAATACTTGGTAGTCATCTCATTAAAATATGTCATCAATCCAGATTCAATAAGATTTTCTTGTGTGATGTAGTATTCATTATCTATTTGTCCTGCTAGTCCTTCACCTGCACTATCCCGATTTGTATCTTCATAAATCTTATCAGTCAGTTTTAAAGTAGTTTTAAACAACTCATCTGGAACTTTAGTACTTACAACCAATTGAGCCCAAGGTGCATTTACATGCCAGTTCTCTTCCAATTCCATATCATATTCTCCTATATCTTAAATTTAATTATGTACTGATACCTTCTTAACCATAGAATTAAGATGATTATTACATAAATCTCTCAAAATAACAACATCTTCTAATGCCATCATTTCAACAGAAAATTTATCTAATTCTATATGACCTTCTAAGGTTATAGTACGTTCTAATATTTGGCCTGGATTCATATATTGTCTGGCCATATCTGAGGTTGCAACAGATTGTCCTGTGCGTGGATCTCTTCTAAGACCTTCATATAAAACAACCCTTCTTACATCACAAGCTAAACCATAACCATGATCTAAGTGGTCACTAGAAAATACACCCTTATCAACAGTAGAGTCTGGAGCAGTTTGAGGATTAGCTCTACGAGCTTGAGATTCTTCAGGTTTAGATTCTCTTTTTTCAGTCTCTTCCCCCTCAAGATCTCTTCTGGAATCTCGTTCTTTACGATCCCATTCCAATTCCATTTTGGCTTGGTCAAGTACTTTACGTTGATGAGCAATTTCTTCTGCAGATTCTACTTTTCTGACAGTACCAACTTTATCAGCTCTATAAGCATCAAGTATTTCTTGACCACCAACTTCTGGTGGAATACCATGCTTCCTTCTCATTTCTCTAAGAGTAAGACCATCATATTCTTTTTTTCTCTCTCTAGTTACATTTTTTTTCTTTACTTTGTCATGAATCTTTTTTTGTTTCACGTTATCATGGTCGCCTTCTGCATATTTCATTTTAGCCATTACGAATTCCTTTCTCTAGATTGAATTTCACTTAAAACAATTAACATCATATTATTTAATTCTGCACGGTCACTGTATAGTTCACTATGATTTCTTTGTTTCATCAAATAGTCGTAGTGTTCTTTAAGGTCTTCTGTAAGCCAACCACCATAGTCGTGATTATTATCAATATCCTGCTCCATCTACTTTAACCGTTGCGTGATAACCTTCATCGTTTTTTCTTTTTGCGAACTCTGCCGCATCTATGTGTTTGTCGAAAAATCTTCTATTAATTTCTGATGGTTTTGGTGGGTTCCATTTCGTTGATTCCCTCATTTGGGCCCAAGTATTTTTTTTAGAGTCTTCTTGTCTAAACCATTCTACCCAAATACTCATTTTACCTACTTTCTTTGGCATAATCTGTTAAACCAAACAAAAGTCCTACAGCTATTCCTGAGATTAGTGGATTTATATCACCAACAATCCACAAGACACTCATTAAGAAAGTCCCTACAAATATTCTATTAATACTTAACATACGTTTATTATACCATATTTGAAGAAATTGTCAAGTGAAGAAACCCATAATATTAGTTTTTCTTTCATGTTCCCAGCCGATAACATTGAGAATACCGATTATAGGATCAAGGAAAGATTTAGAAAATTGTTTTTCATAATCTATGTATGGTTTCAACTCAAACTCATCTGGTAAAGCATTTAACATAGCAATTACGGTATCACCAGTTGGATTAGGTTCTTTTAGATAAGCAAATTTAATCTTCTCACCTTCTTGAATTTTTGGATACTTTCTAGTCAATCGTTTGTTCTGTAACATCTTATTGTAGATTAAAGAACCTTTAACATGAATCGGTGTAGACTTTTGATAGATTGATGCTGCGTCATGATACTTGGCAAGACCTTTCACAGATCTTGGAAAAGAAACTTCTTCTGTAGGAAGTGTCTTGAACTTTGTCTTGAAAGCTTCAATATAATTGATTACATCTTCTTCTGTTCCATTCATCATAATTTTGAGTGCCTCTTTGAGAGCATTACGGCAAGGTTCTGGTGTAGAACTCTTGACAGCCTCAATACCCATAATCTTTAGTTTAGGTTCATCATACTGAACACCCTCAGAATTATGAACATTCAGAATGTAGTGTTTCTTGCCAGTCCAAATACCAACCTCTGCCAAGACTTCACGTTTCATTACCATCTTTTGTTCAAAAGCATTAACATACTCGGCCATTTCACCGTAACATCCATCAATCACATCTTGAATTTTACCATCACAAACTTTATCCATGAACTCTATAATTTTATCTGTATCCGTAAGACCTACCTTTTGTACGAGAGAATCAAGAGTAACGTACAAAGAGTCAGTATCGGAAGCAAGGACATAATCATCATTATCTGTTTCTAATATTTTATTTAAGTATTGATTGACTGCTCTCTCAGCCCACCGAATGGAAAGTTGACCCGCAACTGATACGGCTTCAGCATTCCTCACATCATAAAAACGAAACCATTGATTACCAAGAGCTCCATAAGCTGAGTTGAGAGCAATCTTTAAATTAATCTGCATATTATGATACTGAGCCAATTTGTTAGTATCTGCAGCCTTACCTTTCTTCTGTTCCTTAATCATCAAATCTTTATACTTGACGCGGTCTGTATACATCTTCTCCATGAGTGCTGGAAGAAACCCCTGTTTCTTACGAGTATACAAAGAACCATTTGGAGTCATGGTAAGATTTTTCTCTTTAAGAAAATCAACATCAACTTCTTTATCAAGTAAAGCATCTACCAAACCAGATTCAGTATGCATACCTACAAGAGTCTCAGGAGAAATATTATATTGCATAATCAAATGAGGATACAAAGAATTCAAGTCAAAACTAGCAACCCACTTATGCCGACCGATTTGAGGGTCTTTCACATAGGCACCTTCGTATGCTTCTAATTTAGTCTCATGTTTCTTTGGTGGAACAACAATTTGTTGATCTTTCAAATGATTATAGATAATACAATCCCACATCTTCACAGGACTGAACACATCATTGAAGTTACACTTGGCCATGTAAGCTAGTGAGATAATCATCTCCAAGAGTTTCATCTTTTCTTCTAGTCTTTCCAACAAGACAACATCATGAACATTATAGTCAACGAACTTCTGAAAGTTTGTTTTGTATAGTTCATGTAGTGAAGAATATTCTGAATAATCTAATTTCTTTTCGCCCAACTCTGTATAGGCAATGTGGTTCAAAGAATAAGACTCTTGATTGACATAAGTAAACTTCTTGTAAGCATCCATGTAATCAATACTTGAAATACCAACCAGATCAAAAATTTGTTGTTTTCTATTACCGAGTAGATTTATTTCGTTCTCTTTATACCAACCCCAAGGTGAAAGTTTGTTAGCCATTTTTTGACCAAGAATCTTGACTATACGATTGACAAGATATGGAATATCAAAAAACCTTGAATTCCATCCAGTAATAATATCTGGATAATTCATACTCCAATCATTCACAAATTCAAGTAAAAGATGTTCTTCAGTTGTACAGGGAACAAACAGAACACCTTCACTTGGTTCATATCCCTGACAACCATATACTCTAAAAGTTTCTCCACAACGATAAGAGATGGCCAAGACTTCTTCATTCGCATTTCTTACATCTGGAAAACCATGTTCAGAACTAGTTTCAATATCAATATATCCAATCTTAATTTTATCTAAATCGTAGTCTACCATACCACGATAATTATCAGAAATAAAAGAATATTGGAACTGGTCAAACCCAAAAACATTACCACCATACTCTTTCATGGCTTGGCGTGACTCTTTCATAGAGCCCCACTTTACAGGAGCAACATTTCGATTATCTAGGGTTTTCCATTGGGGATTTTGAGGTTTATGAGATTCTACAAATAAGGTAGGTTCGTAGTTCAATTTTTCTTTGAAAGATTCACCACGATCATTAACACCTCTCAAAGCAATGAAATTACCATGAGGTTGTACATTAGTATAAAACATTAATAATATTTTTGATAAGGGATTTCTAAGTTGTCAAATGTATTATAACACCATTTGATCTGTTTGTCAATCCATTGAATTCGTCTAAAATATGCACCAAATAAAAATAATACTTGGAGATATATTTTGAGGATGATTCCTATTAGAAAATTTCTTACTTTTTTCACATCTTCTCCTATGAGAGAAGACCTGTCTTATATTGGGTCTTCCCATTGACTCTTAGAGCCGTCATTGTTTTACTGCGGTTGCTCCCATCAAGAACATAAGAACAATGTACCCATCCGCTATTTGGATCAACTCCATCATAAAATTCTAGAATGAGTTGGTCAAATATTAAATTCTTCTCAATCCATTTTGCGAGGTCTGGATTTGAAATTTTTGTAGATTCAAAATCTGCAGCCTGGCCATTACAATGCTGACTTGTTTTAGATCCACCAACTGCTTTATTTAATGCAGGAGAACGATATCCGCTATTGATACGAATAACTCCAAATTCTTCTCTTACTGGTTGTAAAATAAAATTACAGAGATTGACTAAATTGATAACGTGTTCTCTTGAAGCATCATTTGAGACACCCAAACGGTCAGCAGTAGAACTTTTTATCATTTCTTGATACCCAAAGTTTTTTGTCAGGTGTCCGTTATAAGATGGTATCTTGACTGCCATAATATTCCTTCCTAAGATTTATCTACATCAATTGATCCAGTAGTAGGATCATATTTAACTGTGAATGTCATTTCTATTGGTTTAAGTGTTCCATCTGCTTTGACTATTGGTAACTTACCTTCAACTGCTCCCATCAATGCATCTTTAGCATTTGTGAAAGTATGGTTTGGATCTGATTTTATAACCTTATCCAGTTCTTTTTTAGCACTTTCTGGAAGTAAATCATCTATCATACTTTCTACATGCTCAGTTGCTAAATCTGTTGCTTTGTCTACGACAAGACTAGAAATAACATTAAATAATAATAATGGTAACATAATATTCTCCTAAAATTTAAACCCTTTCGGATTTTGTAGGTATCTTTCCCACATTTCTACACCACTCACCGACATTGGTGGTGTTTCTGGTACTTTTGCGAAAAATTGATCACGCGTTAAAAAATCATATTCTATCTTTTCTTCCACATCATCAAAAAGAACTTCTTTTAATACTTTTCTTTTTTGTGCCATCATATACTCCTATTAAGTTTTACCTTATTTCTCTAATTTAAGATGATTCCTGTAACCTTCTGTGTCTGATTGATAAAGATCCCATTCTGCGTTGACATTTATTGCATTTGGATTAATACCCGATGCGGTTATTGCTGCAGCAAATGCATCTTTAGTATCCCAATGTGTATGATTGACATGCTTAACAGCAGCCTTCACTGCCTTTTCTGCTTTTTTAGGAGCTTTTAAAATTGCTCCCATTGCTTTAGATACTTTCTTTTTACCTTTATGTGCCATGTTGTATATCCTTTATTGTGTTAAAAATTTGTAAGCTGGGGTTTCTTTGAATTCTTCTGGATTGGATGTGAACGCCTCATAAAGGGCTTCAATATTAACAGGAATAAAATCCCGATCAAAAATCATTCCAGTTGAAGTTACTGCTTCTGTAAATTCTTCAATACTATTCCAAGTTACATCATCAGTTGAAGCCGATTCTACTGCTTCTAATTCTTCTATAAGGTCTTCTTTACTATGTCTTCGGTCTAACTCTATTCCAAGAGTTCTACCTTCTTTTTCTAATTCTTTTTTTGATTTAAAACTTCTAGATTTTGCCACTTCACTTCTCCTATTTTAGTTTATATTAATTCTATAATATTATTTATAATCCCCCAATCTTGCGAAATTCAGATTGGGGGCACCACAGTGGCTATTGACCGATGGGAATCAGTCTAGGCTTTTTCTCATCTGGAATTACACGTTCCAGATTCACTATAAGCATGCCGTCTTTAAGATCGGCATTTTTAACAATGATATCATCACTCAAGTTGAACTGCCGAGAAAAAGTTCTCTTGGCAATTCCACGATGTACAAAGTTTTCATCATTATCAGCCCCATCATCTTTCGCTGTAGCAGAACGAATGGTAAGAGTACCATCAGTTACTTCTACTTCAATATCACTTTTTGAAAAACCAGCAAGAGCTAGTTCAACAACATATTGTAGTTCATTAAGTTTGCGAATGTTATATGGTGGATAACCCGACTGCGACTGGGCTATATCCATATTAGAAAGACGATTAAAAAATCCATCGAATCCAACGCTGAATCCGAGCATTTTCTGTAAGTCTTGTGGTGTGGGGAATGTGTGTGGTGCTAATGTATACATAGGGCCTCCTTTAAAGCGAGGTTAATATTACACTCCAATCTTCAGCACGTAGACTTGGAGTAATCATGAACAGAAATACGGCATCTATTCATGGATTAGAGGTTACCACCATTGGTCAACCTCAGTCGCGCCAACCTTCTCCTTTGAAGAGATGTTCGCAACGATGTTTGAAAACAGTCCAAAGTAGACTGCTTAAAGAATCTGAAGTATAATTTCCCGATTCCTTTACTATCAATTTATATTTAGTCTTCATAAATTTTTCATCAATTTGCCAATTACTATAATAGTATTTAGTCATAATGTAAAAAAAAGTGAAAAGGGTGAGTTTAATCACCCTTTGTCAGATGATATAAGTTTACTTCTTGGAATAAATTCCCCAAAGTACCCAAATTGCTGCTAGGCCTACAAGTCCTTCACCACCTAGTTTTTGGACTATACCTACTACTGAACCTATAATGTCTAGGCCAATAAAAGGAACAGCTGCTCCAAAAATGATTTGAAGAACCACGCCTAATGCGATTAACGCAAGACCAGCTTCTGTAAGACTGCGAATCCAGCCTATTGCTTTTTCTAACATAGGATTACTCCCTTTTTTAAATTAAAGTTTTGGCCATATAACTTTTTCGTTATTTGCCGGTAGAACCAAATCCACCTTCACGCCCGGTCTTCTGAACTGGTGGTTTTTTGAGTTCGGTTAAACCATGATATATCTTTTTCACTAATTCTGCTTGACATATTCTATCTCCATTATTTATTGTTTTTGGAGATTGAGATATGCTAGTCATCATAACGAAAATAGGATCTACATAGTCAGAATCTATTATACCTTCACAATTTGTTAGGTATAAACCCTCGTTCCAAGCCAAACCTGACCTAGAATGAAGACGAACTGAGTATCCTTCTGGAATATCAAAAATCAATCCAGTAGGAATCATTACTCTTTCCATGTTATGTATTTGAAGAACTCCGTTCTTAAATGGTTTTTCGATTAATCTGTTTAGAGTATCTTGACGAAGTTGATATTTTTCTACTCCGTCAAAACACGCGTGAATATCGAAACATGCTGAACCCTCTGTTGCATAAATGGGGTCTTTAGCATTCGGATGTAATTTGTAAAATTTTAATGTTTCATTCTTTATTGTTTTGGTCGCCATCTTCAGTCCTTTTACTTCCAATATTATATTTTGCTGTAAGATCCCATTGGTCTTTTTCCTTAAAAGATAGGATCTTTAGTTGATTCAACGGAACAACTAATTCACTTGAAGATTCTGGATTCACTAGTGCAATTAAGCCCCATTCCGATAAAAGATTTGCTATTGTATTACGTCTTGCTTGGTCATTTTCTGAGTAATTGGTTGGTTTACCATCAAGTGCAAATAATTCTTTAAAGTGTACTATATAGTATCTACCTTGTTTATGTAGTATGTGACAAGATTGATATAATATTTTGTCCTTTCGGGAAGCTACCCCGATTCTAGTAAGTGTTTCACGCACCTTGAGAAAATCATCTGGATTCTCCAGAGTGCACTCCACCATGTTCTCTGTTCCTGTTGTCATTTTCCACTCCACCTTGATTCAGTTTATTTATGATATAAGCCAACTGATTTTCAGAAAGGATTCTTAGAGCATCTTTGGCTTTCTCATAACTAAATCCATAATACTCTTTCACCAATTCAACATTCTGTAGTTTCTCTGGTTTCAGCCACTTACTATACCTTCGTTTCCTTCTTATATTATTTATAAGATAGTCAAACTGAAGTCGGCTGTCAAGGTGGTGGTTACGATTCATCTCATTTACTTGAAATATAGTGTCCATAAAGAAAGATAGTCCGCGATTCACGATAAAAGATGAATACTTCCTCTCATCTTGTGGAGTAAGCATCACATCTTCTTTGGTTTCGTTAATCGCTTTTAGGTAATCAAATGGACTCATAGTACTATTATACCATATTAGGGTGTTTTGTCAAGTTGTTTTGGAGCGAGCATCGGGAATCGAACCCAATTCTTCAGAATGGAATTCCAAAGCGTTGCCCAACAACTACTCGCATCGATTAAAAAAATTCCATTAAATTTGATTGTGTTTGAGAACTCTTATTATATTCCGTTTCTTTAGATAAATTAAATGGCATCGTTTCGGTTTGTGTATATTCCGTTTCGCCTGGACTTTTAATTCTCCATAGTAAATCTGAATGTTTTGGATAATTCAAGTTCCATTCAACTGTTGATTTTTTCAAATACTTCCTATACTTTTTTGACATAGGATAAATGTATCTAAATTGTTTTCCCTTGACTCTACTTAATTTCAATTCTTTCAACTGCTCAAAGTTTGGTCTATGTCCATACTTCAAACCTTCTTCATTCGGTAGTATTCCTTGTATGGTTCTTGGATGAACTTTCTCACCCCCTTCTGTAACGTAAGTATCGGTAATTGAAAATCCACCATATAAAAAGTTTGCAGCCTGATACACATATCCTGGCTTACCTACCAATCCATCTGCCCATGTAAACAAATACTTGATGTCTGTATTTTTTTTCAACCATTTGAATGACAAGGATAACATTTGAGATTCACTATTTCTGGGCATCTTGTCATCCATACACATCTTACCAATTTCATAATAATCTTTTGTGTTCAATTCTGGAAAAAGTGCTTGAATCGTATGCATGTGTCTTGTACCCCAACCAAATGTAATCACACCAACTAGTTCATTGTTTTCAAAACAACCAAGAAAATGTTTCGTAAGTTTGGGCATTACAGCTGAGTAATGTCTTTCTGATACAAATTCAGTAGCAGTTACTTTATGTATTTTTTTTAATTCCACTAAAAAATCCATCTAATGTTGGTCTTAATATTTTATCTTTCAATTTTGATGTAATGAATATTCGTTTTCTATCCTTACCATCTACCCAACCAGTTTCAGTCTTTAGATGTTCTTTTCCTTGATCCCACTTAAAAGAAAATGATTTTCTCTCCTTTGGAAGACCAGCTGTTAATCCGATAAACTCCCAATTATCTGCAAGGTAAACTGAACCCCTTTTATCTGCACCTATGGTTGTAACTATAGCTTGTAAATCATCATTATATTTGTCATACCAATCTTGTTTCGCACGATTACGAATAGCTTTGAGTACTTGAGAACCAAGATTCGGAATACTTTTAATCAAGCAAAATCTTTTATTATCTGCAACTGCATTAAACATCTCATCGAACTGTGATTGTGATTTATTAAAATAATTCAGAATAGATTTTGGTGTTGGTTTGAATCCACTTCCTAACCAAAATGTTCCCACAACATCATTCTCATATCGTATAATATACTTAATAACTCTACCAACTGTTTTTGCACTTGCAACATAGCTGTGATTATCTATTACAATCTGGTCACATATTCTTTTATCACCCTCAGATGTTGCGATGTTTATTTTTAAACTCAT